CCGTCATCGATGGAGCCAGACTTTGATCCGCGTCCATCATGTTTACCGGCTTCCAGTAAGCCTCGCCAGCCGGACCCTCTACGGGATTCAGGCCTTCCCAATCGTGGATGTCGTTGGTATTCAGGAATCCCCATTGCTTGCCGGCGGCATAGTAGGCGCCACGCGAAGCAGCATCGGGCAACATCAGCTCGTGCATGTCGAAGTTGTAGAAATATTTTCCCGCCGTCCGGCCAGTTCTCGGAGCTACCTTGCGGTTAACTTCCTGTTCCCAGGCCCGCGCCCGCGGTGCCAGTCCGATACTGACAAACTCCTGTCCCAACTGCTCCATATTGGATCGGCCCGAGGATTTATCGGTAATGCCAACCATGTGCGGCGGCACGTGGAACAGCGCACAAACCTTTACGTCCTGATACTGGCGCCCCTCAAGCAATTGCGCATCGCTCGGCTTGGTAGTGGCCTCTGTCCATTTCATTGGGTCTTCAAGGATCAACGGCCGGTGCATATTCTCACCACCTACCGCTTCCTGAATGGACTGGCGAAAGTTGTTAAGGGCCTGCGGCGTCATCGCGGTCGGAACCGTAATCACCCCGCCCGGGCGGGCGCCGTTGCCAAAGAACTTACTGGTGTACTTCTCTTCCGCCAGGGCCAGGCCGATCACCTGCCGCGCCAAATAGATAACATCCTGCCCGAGCCGACCGTCCAGCGAGAGACCCGGAACGTGCAACATATTGTCTGCTGCGATCACCCTTTCAGGCAGGCTGTTTGCATCGGGATTTTCGACGCTGACGGTAGATCCCTCTGTCGTCACATAAACCAATGTGCCGGCATCTAATTTCTCGCCCCTGACAATTAAGGGTGCGGTCAGTCGCCGCGGGCGGCACTTGTCTGGATTGCGCGGCCAGAGAGCCAGTATCCGATTTGCGTTATCGCGCTGAATCTCAGCATAAAGATTCCCCCATAGAAGAGCATGACATTCGAGCGTCTTCTTAAATGTGAACGCCGACATCTCCGGGTTGGGTTCATCGTGGAGTAGCCCGAACAGATCATGGTCCCACGCTACCTGCTTGCCGCGGGGCTGCAATCGCTCATAGAGATTTAGTGGCGCACAGGCAATTTGTCCTGAGATCAGATCAACACAGGCATAAACCGTGATCATCTGCAGGGCGGTAAGCGGAGATACCCGGATGCCGGCGTCAGTACGGCCGCCATTAACCTTTGTTACGGGCCGCCCGCATCCGACGGCCCTCTGCATGTTCCCATGCAGTGCAGACTATATCTTCAGCCTCTTACGAGGCCGCCACGCGCTTCGGGGTCGCTGACCCCTACTCCCTTTCGGGATAGTCGTTACACCTTCCCCTTGCGGGGCTTGGCTCGGTATTGTCCGTTCTGGAGTTCCACCGAATTCACGCGGTTTTTACGATATCCTTAACTGGCACAGTTTAGATATCGAGGAGCCACTCTGCTGGGACTATTTATAAGTGGTTCCTATCTGTCCCTCCCAGATTGTTAGGACAGGGGTGTTTGTGGATTTTCAAGGCTGGACCGAATTTCTCTAAGCCATCCCATGTGCTGTCCTCCTTTCCGCCCAGCGAGCGGCTCGCGCTGCTGTCATTTGTTCTGCTCGCTCTTTAGGGTCTGTGATTTTATTCCATCGCGCCCGACTTGCCCTGCGCGCAATCTCTTGTCGCATTTCTGTAGACATGCCTTGTCGCCATTTACTGACCGCACTCTGAAGTTTTTGCTGATGCTCTGCGGTCATCTTGAGGCCGAACATGGGATTGCCAGAACCAGCCATTTGCCTCGCGCGTCGCCGCCGGGATTCCGCTGATATATGGCTCGGTTTGCCCTTTTTAGCTTCGCTCATCTTGCGGAGCGTAGCTTCAGAAAATACGCGCCCTTTTAACGATCGCGAGCGTTTAGCGTTAGCCTCCGGTGTAATGGTGTGCAAATTTCCGCGTGGACGATTCTTTGCGATCTCGCTGAGCTTTCGGCGGTGATCTTCTGTTTTGGGCTTGCGAAGTTTTGCTAAGGTCAATTCGTTTGGTCGGCCGCCCGTGCCGCCCAATGTGCAGTTGTAGCCCAGCGTGGGAACATAACTCGCAAGATAGGAAATAAAGTGCTTTTCCATGGCATTCAACTGTCTTGCATCGTCCGCTACGCCGATAGCTTCAACAAAGAACGCCAATGCGCCATGCTTCCGAATGGCACGATGAAAATAGGTATCACTTCCGCGCTCTGCGTCATAAAGATGCTCTAACCACCGCTCGTCAACGGTGCGCTCCGTCTTGCCAATGTAGCGCTTACCATCGATAAGGTTGCGGACGCAGTAGATAGTTCCCATGTTTACTTAGATGAGCTACTCCGCTTTGCGGAGGTGCCGACCTGTGGCTTGGCGGTCATGTAAGCATAGAGAAATAAAAGAATGCCAGCCAGGATTAAGGCGGCGGGACGATAGATCCATCCAACTCCGAGCACGATCAACAGCAGCCCAAGTGTGGCGATAATCTCTTTAGCGATCATCAGTTGTAAAGTTGCTTCCATGTGTCGCCGTCGAAAATGGATGCGGCAACTTTGTTACTTGCCAACATGGCCGGACTGAGCGCGTTAGTCGTAGCCGCAATTCCGTCAATCCGCCCCGCCGACTTGCCGCGCTCTGGCTTTGAAAACATTACGTTATCTTTGTGATCACGTATCAGGGAAGCACAAGAGGCATGCCAGCGCATCACTGGATGATTGCCGTGATGCAGGCCGCCGCGCTCGACCAATTCGAGCACCTTCTTTGTCGCCTCGCTCAATCCTTGGAAACTTTGGCGAATTTCAATGCAGTTGTAGCCAGCCTCAACCATCGGCACGGAAATCTGGCGGGAGTTCCACGGATCCCAGCAGATTGCCTGAAGGTCGAACAGCTTCGCGCCCCACTTTAGTCTCGCCTCAACATCGCGATAATCAATTACCCCACCGGGGGAGAGCTCCAGAAATCCATCGCGTGCCCACTGCGCCAAAGGAACGGCTAACTTGAGCTCCATTTTCCGGATGCCAACATCCGGAAGCCAGAAGAACGGCAGGATGTCATATTCGTCATCAGCCTTGCAGGGGAACACGAAGACTGTTGCGCTTAAGTCGGTAGTCATGGACAAGTCGACTCCAGCCCAACAGCGACGCCCAAAAAACCGAGCAAGGCCGGCTTGACTTAACGGTCTGACACTGGATTCCTCTCCTGCTAATTTTGGCTGTAAGCCTTCAGCCTGCCAACCTCCTGCGCCGGCCGCCCACTTCGCCATATCGAGCGCTCGATTCTCCTTCTGATCCCAGATATTCAGGAAATACCGCTTAAACGAGGTCAGGTCGCCTTCGGAAACGGCTGACTCGTATTCTTTGCGAATTTTGCCTTTGTCGAGAAAACCACCATTCTCTTTCAGCGAGGGATTAGCTTTTATCCATGTTGCCGGACTACCGGGATCATCCTTTACGTCGGCAGCATAGATCCGACCAAAAAAACGCTCGTCCTGGACAATGCCCTCAGCGATCTTGCGCGTCTTTTCGTGCAACATCCACGCCAGTGGGCTTTCGTCCTGTACGCCGGCTGTAGTTATGGCGATCGTCAATGTTTGCCTTCGGGTAATTCCGCCCTTGCTGAGAACATCCCAGTTCTCAAGTTGCTTACGTGTTTTCCAGCGGTGTACTTCATCAGCCACCGTGAATGCTGGATTGACGCCATCGCCGAAATCCCCATCGGCGGCCACCGCCGCGTAAAAGGAATCCGGATCTGACCGCTTTACTATGCGGTTGGTCCCCCGCATGATCCGCAGATGCTTCGTGAGCAACGGCGACTGCTCAACCATCTTGCAGGTCGCCCGATAGACATTCATCGCCTGCCTGGTCGCCGATGCAGCACCGTAGCACTGACATCCGGGAGCCGTCGCCGTGAGGAGCACATATAGCAAAACGCCGGCTACGAATTCTGTTTTACCTGCCTTCTTGGGCACTTCCAAATAGGCCATCTCACAGATACGGTTGCCGGCATCGTCAAGAGGGCCAAAAATGCTGCGCAGTGCCTGTTCCTCCCATGGAACCAACAAAAACGGCTGACCCCACCAATCGTCGGCGGTGTGCTTAAGGACCAGCTCGAAGAAGTTACAGACGGCGTCGGCATGTTGCTCGCTGAACGGCACATTACTGTACGGCCTGTTCTTTCACGCGCGGACGTGACAGCAGGGCTCCCAATTCTTCTTCTGGCGTCTTGGGCTTCTCAATAGTAAGGCGTGTCCGACTAACGGGAGATAGCCCGAATTCCGAGCAAAAAGCGCGCACTTGGCGCCATGCGGAATTACTGACTGTTATTCCAGGATGGTATTTACGTTTCAATACAATAATTTCTCCGCTCTCATCGTCAATAATCGATTCATTAACCATGATCCCTTCGCGGACGACCAGCAGATCTGCTTCCACGGCGCGGGCATAATTCGTACAGGCTCCCTCAAGCATCATGGCATCGGGACGGTGATTCAACCCCATGTCGGTCAACTCTTTTACCCAGAATGTCCAGGCGTGTCTAGCTCGGCCCCGAAGATACCGCGGGCATGCTGGCAGACCACAGACCGGGCGCGGCTCAGTAGATAGCTTCTCTATGAGTTTGCGCACACCTCTTTTGCGTGGGTCCCCCTCGGAAATTTGCACCGCAGTCGGCTTTGGTTTGCGTCCCCTCATCGGAATTTAATTTCGCGGATTTTCGTAGTAATG